TGCCGTCGCGAAGAATCAAACCGCCAATCAAACCGCGCCTATCGTCAGGGCCGCCGCGGTGCCGCCGACCCTTGACCCTACGCTGGCCGCCAAGGTGCCACCTGCGCCTGGCTACCTGACGCTCGAGGAGCTGGCCGAGTGGCATGAGCTCGCGCCGCTGGCCGTGCAGCAGGGCACGCTGACGGTGGTCGAGATTCCGGCGCTGGTCGACCTGTGCCGCGCCCGGGTGCTGATGGTGAAGCTGTTGCGGGCGGCGTACGCCGATGGGCTGACCCAGATCACCGATAAGGGCGCGCTCCAGGCGCACCCGTCGATCGCGCGCTATACGACCCTGCAGCAGAGGGTCGACGCCGGGATGCTGCGCTTCGGCCTGGCCCCGGCTGGGAAAGTCACCGGCAAAGAGCCCGACCAGCCTGCCGATCCGTTCGACCAGTTCGACGGCGCAGGCGCCGGTGACGGCGCGGTGGTGAACTGAGCGTGATGGCCACGGTCTACGCCCTGCCGAACCCGACGCCGGTCGACGCCTACGCGCTCGACGTGGTGAACGGCGTGGTGCCGGCGGGGAAGTATCACCGGTTGTCGTGCAAGCGGCACCTCGAGGATCGGCAGCGCGAGAACACGCCGGCGTTCCCGTATCGCTTCGTGTGGGCCCAGGCTGACCGGTTCCTCAAGTTCGCCAGCCTGATGAAGCACTACAAGGGGCGCCAGTTCGCGAACTTGCCGTTCACGCCGACGCCCTGCCAGGTGTTCCGCCTTGGGTCGATCTTCGGCTGGCGCCACGCACAGACCATTCTGCGTCGGTTCACGACGGCCTACAACGAGGTGCCACGCAAGCAGGGCAAATCCTTCGAGGAGGCCGTTGTCGCGGTGTACTGCACATTCTTCGAGGGCGAGGCTGGCGCGGAAGGCTACTGCATCGCGACGAAGGAAAAGCAGGCCAAGATCGCGTTTGACTCCGCGAAGAAGCTGGTGAGGTCGAGCGGGCTAGCTGGCCGCATCAAAGTGAACGCGGCGAACCTGCACCGCCTGTCGACCGAGTCGAAGCTGGAGCCGCTCGGTAGTGACAGCGACACGACGGACGGTCTAAACCCGCACTTCGTCGGCGTCGACGAGCTGCACGCGTTCAAGACCCGCGGCTTGCTCGACGTCATGGAAAGCGCGACAGGCGCCCGTCTGAACCCGCTGATCTTCCAGATCACCACGGCCGGCGACGATCCGGTCAGCGTGTGCGGCGACCAGCACGACTACGCCTGCAAAATCCTCGACGGCGTGCTTGAGGACGACGCCTCGACGCTCTCGTTCTTCGCGTTCATCGCGCATGCGGATGAGGGCGACGACCCGTGGTCGGAGGACACCTGGCGCAAGGCCAACCCGCACTACGGCATCAGCGTGAACCCTGAAGACATGCGCAAGCTGGCCGCCAAGGCGCAGAAGATGCCGAGCGCCGCGGCCGAGTTCAAGCAGAAGCGCCTCAACTTGTGGGTGAACGCTACCGCGCCGTGCCTGTCTGTCGACGGCTGGCGCAAAGGACAGAGCTTCGTGGGCCGGGAGGCCTTCGAGGCCTCGCTGGAACATGAGTCGTGCTACGTCGGCGTCGACCTCGCGTCGAAGATCGACCTTTGCGCGCTGGCGCTGGTCTTCCCGCCGACGCCTGGTCGCCCGAAGTGGAGCGTGATCCGCCGCGTCTGGACACCGGCAGATACCCTGGCCGACCGCGCCCACCGAGACCGCGCGCCGTATGACGTCTGGGTCGAGCAAGGCTGGCTGCACACCGTGCCAGGCACGCGCATCGACCAGCGCGTCGTGCGTGAAGCGCTGGCCGAGTTCAGAGACCGCTACGACATCGAGAAAGTCGGATTCGACCCGTGGCACGCGGACCAGCTCGCGACGGACCTCGTCAACGAAGACGGGTTTGCCAACGAGCAGATGATCGCCGTGCCGCAGACCTACGCCGGCATGTCGAGCGCATGCCTGAGCGTCCAGGCCGACATCCTCGACGCGAACGTGGACACCGCCGGATGTCCTGTCACCGCGTGGGCCGTCTCGAACACGGTCGGCCAGCGTGACGGCAAAGACAACCTAATGTTTGCCAAGGGGCGCAGCCGCGGGCGCATCGACCCGGTGATCGCGCTGACCATCGGCGTCTCGCTCTACCTGCGTCAGCCTCAGGCCGTGATGGCCGAGCCGCGCATCGAGGTGTGGTGATGGCGGTGAGCTTTCAGATCGTCGGATTCGTGCTGACGCTTGTCGGGATTGCGGCTTGGTCATGGCCGGCGGCGTGTGTTGTCGCAGGGGTGACGTTGTTCGTGGCGGGCGGGCTGGAGCAGGCCCAGAGGAGACAGCCGTGAGGACACCATTCGCCAGCCTGTTCGAAAGCCGGTCGGGCTCACTGGAAAACCCCACCACGCCGTGGGATGCGTTCTTTCAGGAAGGCGCGCGAACGGCGTCAGGCGTCACGCTGACTGACGACAAGGCCGTGAGCGTGCCAGAGGTCTACGCCTGTCTCCAGGTGCTGTCGCAGGACGTCGGTCGCTGCCCGGTGAAACTGCGCCGACTGGAGCGCGACGGGTCGTACACCGACGCGTCGGACCACTCGATGTGGGAGATCCTGGCCGACCTGACCAACCCGGAAACCACGGCGTTCCAGTTCCGGTCGCAGATGCAGAGCGACCTGATGCGCTACGAGCACGCGTATGCGGAGATCATCCGCAACCCGCGGGGCGAAGTGGTCTCGCTGTGGCGTCTCGACCCGCGGTACATGGAAGTCAGCCGCGACGCGCTGAACCGGAAGATCTACACCTACCGCCCGGGCGGGTCGTCATCGGTGCAGCAGTGGGCGTTTCACCCGTCGACGCCGCCGATCCTCGAACTGGCGCATCCCTCGCCGATGGTCCGGTGCCGCGAGTTGATCGGACTGGCCTATGCGCTCGACCTCTTCGGGGCGTCATTCTTCGCCAACGGCGCGCGGCCCAGCGGCACGCTTGAGACACCGCCGGGTGTGAACCTTGACCCGGAAGTGCGGCATCGGCTGCGCGAGTCGTTCCAGAAACTGTTTTCGGGCTCCGAGAACGCTGGGAAGGTGGCGCTCGTCGAAGGCGGCCTCACGTTCAAGCCAATCACCATCGCGAACAACGAGGCCCAGTACAACGAGACCAGGAAGTTCATCCGCACGATGATCGCGGGTGCGTTTCGCATGCCGCCGCACAAGATCGGCGACCTCGAGCGGGCGACGTTCAGCAACATCGAGCAGCAGTCGATCGACTACGTCACCGGCACGCTCGACCCGTTCCTGGTTGCGTGGGAGCAGGCCTTCCGCCGCGACCTGCTGTCGACGCGTCAGTTCCCCGGCTACGTGGCGACGTTTGACCGGCAGGCGCTGATCAAGGCCGACATCAAGTCGATGCTCGACGCGCTTGCCGTGGGCCGTCAGAACGGCTGGTACAGCGCGGACGACATCCGCAAGCGGCTCGGTGAGAACCCGATCGGTGGCGAGACCGGCCAGGCGTATCTGGTCAACGGCAACATGATCCCGGTCGCACAGGCTGGGCAGAAGGCGGCGGCTCCGGCCGTGGCGCCCGGAGGAGCGCAATGAAGATCGAACGACGCATCATCGCCACTCAGCTTGAGGTGCGGGCCGCCGGTGATGCCCCGGCCTCGCTCGTCGGCTACGCCGCCGTCTTCAACCGTGACGCAGTGATCGCGGGCATGTTCCGCGAACGCATCGCGGCGGGCGCCTTCGAGGGCGCCATCCGTGAAGACGACGTGCGCGCGCTGTTCAATCACGATCCAAACTTCGTGCTCGGCCGGAATACAGCCGGCACCTTGCGGCTGACCGAAGACGAAACTGGTCTTCGCTACGAGGTCGACCCGCCCGACACGCAAATCGCGCGTGACCTGATGGTCAGCATCAAGCGCGGCGACGTGAACCAGTCGTCGTTCGGGTTCCAGGTCGTGCGCGAGGAGTGGAGCACGCCGGAGAACCGCGCCGAGCTGCCGACGCGCACCATCCTCGAAGCGCGGCTCTTCGATGTGTCGCCGGTGACCTATCCGGCTTACGAAGAGACCACCGCCGAGGCTCGTGCGCAGGCGGCTACGCTCGTGGAGTCGGCCGCAGCCGCGCTCGAGCGGGCGCAGGACAGCGAAGCGCAGGCGTTCACCGAGCAGCGTCAGCGTCGGCAGGTGCTGATCGAGGCCACGCTGTGAACGAGGCGCGTCCCGTCTCTGCGGCGGGTCGTCATGCCGTGCCCGACCGGCTGTTTCGGGCCACACAGTGCCACGCTTGTCAGCGGATGATCTGCGAGGTCACCGAAGACGCCGTGCGGCCTGGACAGGTCGTCGCCATCAAGTGCCATCGGTGCAAGGCCATGAATTACCTCATGGGGCGCTCGGATGTTGACATCGACGGCTGATCCCCCACGGCGCGCGTATATGCGCGCCTACATGCAGCAGCGGCATGCACGCGGCTTGTGCGCCAGGTGCGGCAAGCCGCTGCCGAAGAATTACAGCGGATGGCGGCATCAGCGCTGCGACGATTCAGTTAAACAATCGTCCAAACCTGCCGCAGACTGAACCCACAACTAGAGCCCTTCGAGGCCAATCCATGAGGCCCCGCGCGACGAGCCCGAACGCGCATCCGGTGGACACCGTCCGCCAGAAAGGTCTGTTATGGATTCGAAGGCACTCCGCGAACAGCGCGGCAAGCTGGCGTCTGACGCAAACGACATCCTCGGCCGCGCCATCAGCGAGAAGCGCGCCTCCACGCCCGAGGAGCTCGCCCAGGTCGACAAGATCCACGCCGACGTCGACGCTCTCAAGGCCACCATCGACCGCGTCGAGCGGCAGTCCGACGAGGCGCGCATGTATGCGCCCGAGTCGCAGCGCTCGGTTGAAGTGCCGGCGGCGGACTCGCGCGTCGAGGACGAGCTGCGCAACCGCGCGTTCCTGAAGTGGGCCACGGAAGGCCCCGCAGCGCTCGACGCCCAGGAGCGCCGCGCGCTGCCGGTGGCCGCGGCGAAGTCGGGCAACGGCACCGAGATCTCGCTGCAGCTCCGGCCCATTCGCGAAACCATCGCCGACATGCGGTCGACGCGCGCCGCGCAGACGGTGACCACCACGGGCGGCGGCTACGCCATCGCGCGTGAGTTCTCGAACGAAGTCGAGCGCGCCATGCTCTACTACGGCGGCATGCTCGGCACCGGCCGGGTCATCGACACCGGTACCGGCGCTCCGCTCGACTGGCCGACCTTCGACGACACGGCCAATACCGGCCGCCTGCTCGCCATCAACACGACTGTGACGAACACGGCGATCACGTTCGGCACGCTGCAGCTCGACGCCTACAAGTTCAGCTCCGACTCGGTCCTGGTGCCGGTCGAGCTGATGCAGGACAGCGCGTTCGACATGAACGGGCTGGTCGGCTCGGTGCTCGGCGAGCGCCTCGGTCGCATCCTGAACAACTACCTGACCGTCGGCACGGGCTCGAGCCAGCCGAATGGCGTCATCACCGCCGCGACCACCGGCGTGACGGGC